AAATCCTGAGGCCTTCGGGCCTCCTTTTCATATAAATAATGGAGTTATAATGATTAAAATTGTTAAATTGATCTCTGGCGAAGAGCTCATCGGTGATGTTACTACATCCGATTCCAAGCTCAATATACAAAAGCCCGCCATCATCCAGCTCATGCCCAGCCGCACCGAACCCAACCAGATCATGGTAGGTCTGATTCCCTATGCACAATATACCAAGTCTCATGCCATCGAAGTTGCTTCCAGCACAGTATTGTGGGTAGAAGAACCAGTTGATGATTTATACAACAACTATAATTCGATGTTTGGGACAGGTATTCAACTTGTCTAAGGAGAACACATGATTAAAACTGCGCTTGTGTATGGTGGTGGCGGATTCATTGGTAGTCATCTGGTTCGTAAACTCAGAGCTGAAAATTACTTCATTCGAGTCGTTGATCTAAAAAAACCTGAATTCAGCGATTCTCCGGCCGATGATTTTAAGGTCGGGGATCTTACAAATTACGATCTTGTCAGCCACTCGTTGGTCTTGCCCGCAGGATTAAACACTGAATTCAATGATTTTGATGAAATCTATCAGCTGGCTGCAGACATGGGCGGAGCAGGTTATATCTTTACTGGCGATAATGATAGTGAAGTCATGACCAACAGTGCTGCCATCAACATCAATCTTTGCAAGGCCGTAGCCGAAAGAAATATGGCCAGGGGTAAAGTACATTCACGTATTTTTTATAGCAGTAGCGCCTGTATCTACCCCGAACATAATCAAATGGATCCCAACAATCCTAATTGTGTAGAGGATTCAGCCTATCCTGCCAACCCTGATAGCGAATATGGTTGGGAAAAACTTTTCAGCGAAAGACTTTTCTTGGCCTATAATCGCAATCACGGCATACCAGTACGCATTGCTCGTTATCACAATGTATTTGGTCCCGAAGGCACCTGGACCGGTGGTCGTGAAAAAGCACCCGCAGCCATCTGCAGAAAGGTAGCTGAATGCACCACAGGTACCATAGATGTCTGGGGCGATGGCGAACAGACACGTAGCTTCATGTACGTAGACGAATGTGTTGAAGGCACGCTCAGACTCATGCGTTCGGACTTTACGGGCCCTGTGAATCTGGGTAGCACTGAGATGCTAAGCATCAATCAATTAGTTGATATGGTCGCAGGCATTGCTGGCAAATCCATTACCAAAAATCACATTCCAGGACCTTTGGGTGTCAGGGGTAGGGTCAGCGACAATCGCCTCATCCAGGAAAAACTTGGTTGGGCACCTAGTGCGCCCTTGCAAGCAGGCATGGCCAAAACCTATGAGTGGGTGCATGAACAAGTTCAACGTGCAAATTGACATTGTTTTAAAATGGCTGGCAACAGGCATGCTCATCATGGGCGCATTGTTGACCAGCGGTAACTGGTTTTATCCTTGGAATGTAGCATTCTTCCTGGCAGGCAACATGGCCTGGGCAGCGGTGGGCATTCTCTGGCGCGAAACCAGCCTCATAGTTCTTAACGTAGGCATCACCTTTATCTATGTTGGTGGTATGATCATTAAATACTGGAGTACATATGCAACGAACAGCTAGAGTGGATTCAAGAGGTAAGGTCGTTAAAAAACGCACCAAGAGTGGTGGTCAGGTTCGTCGTAGCAGCATGAGCAAGCACGAAAAACGAAGCTACAAAGCCTATCGCGGTCAGGGCCGATAGAAATATTAAGTTTCTGTTAAGATTGGCACAACGGTGTTTTTTCATGGGTTAAAAATCTTAAATAATAGTATACCAACATTTTTGAGGAACCCATGAAAAAATTACTTGCAATTTTACTTTTCCCTTTGTTTTCATTAGCTCATGCTGCTGAGATAACTGGTGCAGGTGCTACCTTTCCCTACCCCATCTATGCCAAATGGGCCGAAGCATATAACAAGGCCACCGGCAATACCCTTAACTATCAGAGTATAGGTAGTTCAGGTGGCATTCGTCAAATCAATAATAAAACAGTTACTTTTGGTGCGTCAGATGCTCCAGTTAAAGGAGAGGATCTTGATAAACTTGGACAAGTTCAATTCCCTGCTATCATCGGTGGCACAGTGCCTGTTATCAATCTTGATGGCTTCAAGGCAGGTGAACTTCGCATCACAGGACCTGTACTTGCCGAAGTGTTCATGGGCAACATAACCAAATGGAACGATGATAAACTTGTTAAACTTAATCCTGGGAAATCCCTCCCCAACACCAATATTACAGTGGTTCATAGAGCTGATGGATCTGGTACTACTTTTAATTGGACTGATTATCTCACTAGTGTTAGCCCAGAATGGGAGAAACGAGTTGGACGAGGAGCAGCAGTAAAATGGCCTGCTACCAGTTCAGTGGGTGGTAAAGGTAACGAAGGTGTTGCTGCCAATGTAAATAGAATTAAGGGTAGTATAGGCTACGTAGAATATGCTTATGTGAAAAAGAACCTAATGAACTACATGAAGCTACAGAACAAATCAGGTAACTTCGTCGACCCCGATGATGCGACATTTGCTGCAGCAGCGGCAGGTGCAGACTGGTTCAGCGTGCCAGGCATGGGGCTGAGCATCGTAAATCAGGGCGGCAAAGATACCTGGCCCGTTACTACAGCCAGTTTCATCATCATGTACAAGGAACCTGCAGACAAAAAAGCAAGCTCTGAAGTCATAAAGTTTTTTGATTGGGCATTCAAGAATGGTGCCAAGCTAAGTGTCGAACTAGACTATGTTCATTTACCAGATAAACTACAGGCTGACATTCGTAGTCGCGTCTGGAGTCAGATCAAAAATTAATAGGTGATGTATGGGTGATGCAGCGGGTGGATTTTTGGGTGTGTTTGAACAAAGAGTAGGTCAATTGAGAAAAAGACTAAAAGAAGAATTAGACAAAGACAAACCCATCCGCTGTCGTAGAACACTTAAAAAGATTATAAAAGAAATAAAAGAATGGGAAGATGTTCTACATCAACATCGCAAAGATACAAGAAGGTGCCCGCATTGTGGTGAAAAGTTAGAATAATTTAAAGAGGTAACGTTATGCAAGAACTCTTTTGGGATATAAAATTCAACGGTATGTACATAGGTACCGCTCCTGATAGTTTAAAAGATATCTATGTGCGCTGGTACTTGCTCATGAACAATAGGCCCGATGTGCATTCTACAGACCACATTGAATATGCTCTAAGACACCCGGTCAATCTTAGAAATGATCTAGATACCTGGAGAGTTCTTGATTTGGCTTAAAAATATTCAAGAAACGGTCTTGACCGTCAGATAAAACATATATATAATGTAAGCATCAAAAGGAGATAATAGTGATCCGTAAACTAGCCGCAGCAGCAATTGCCCTGAGCCTCAGTAGCTCGGTGCTTGCCTACGGCCCACACGGACATAGACACTATCATCACCATCATCGTCATGGGTCCCATTGGGTTGGTCCAGCTGTTGCCGGCGTTGTTCTCGGTACAGTCATAGCCAATGCCTATGCCAGACCACCGCTTGTGATCCAGGAGCCCGTCTATGTTAATCCGGTGCCTCCGACCATAGTAGTTCCAACGCAATGTTGGATAGAGTTTACAAATCCCTATACGGGAATCAGAGAGACCCAGCTAGTCGATTGTAAACGAATTAGTTCAGCGCAGTAGAACAGTCGGTAGGTAGCACAGGTGTGCGGCGGGGTCTTATAAGCCCTGGAGACTGGTCAGATGGGCTGGAACGGAAAGGTTCGATTCCTTTACCTACTACCAAATATAGAAAAAATAGCTTGACAACTAGAGCCTAAGGTACTATAATTATGTTTTAAATGCCCCCTTAGCTCATGCTTGGTTAGAGCAGCGGACTCATAATCCGTTGGTGCGCGGTTCGACTCCGTGAGGGGGCACCAAAATTTGCTTGACAACAAGTTGTAGTAATGCTAGAATGCTTCCTAAGCTAATCTAGTGAAAGCGTCGGTCTGAAGAACCGAAGAGCCTGGAGCGAAACCAGGAGGGAGCACCATGTACACTCGCAGTCCGAAGGATAGTTTTTTGAGATTCATGCAAAATGCCTATGCCGATACCAATCTAACTCTAGCAGAGATTGTTGTGTTGGTCTTATGCGTAATTTTGGGGATATATTATGTCTTTGTCTAAAGAACCATTCTTCAGCATAACAGCTCGTGATTGTGAGTGGAGTTATACCCGGGGCACCGGTGCCGGTGGACAGAAGCGCAACAAGACCAGTTCCGCTGTCCATTGCATTCACAAGGCATCCGGAGCCCACGGATATAGCGAAAGCAGCAGAAGTCAGCTTGACAATCGGAAAGATGCCTTTAAAAAGATGGCCGAGACCGATAAGTTTAAACGATGGATTCACATTGAATACATGAAGCGAACCGGAGAGTATTTAGAAGCCGAAAGACAGTTGGAAAAAAGCTTGACAAAAGTTCGTCTAGAGGTTAAAATAGATGGACGATGGACAGAAGTGCGAGCCGACCAGCTTGTAGATGATCCAGATAATTTTGATTTTAGTTTCCTAGAGGAGAGTCCAGATGGGCAGCGATAAGGTACGAAAGATACTGCGGGTATGGCGAAATGGTATCGCATCAGGCTTTTAACCTGTAAGTTCGGGGTTCGAATCCCTGTGCCCGCACCATATTCAAGCACATTGCCGAACAGACAAATGGCGGCAAGCCGATGAGCAGTGTGTTTGAATATGTTAGGGCTGGTAGTGATAATGGGAGCACGGGGCCTTTGCACGGCTCAGGTAAGAGTTCGATTCTCTTTCGGTCCACCAATTAGGGGTGTAGTATAACGGTCAGTACAACGGGCTTTGAACTCGTGGGTCTAGGTTCGATTCCTGGCACCCCCGCCAATGGAGATAGACATGGTAAGAAAAACTAAGGTGGCTGAGAAGCCTGCAAAGAAAGAAGCAAAAGTTGCACCAGTCAAGAAGCCCAAACAGGCCAAGATCGAAGTTGATGCTGTAGAACAAGTTAAAGATGGCACTTATAAAGGTGAATATAGTACTTCTTCATACAACAAAGGAGAACTAATTAGTTTTGATATTGATTGGGATCGATTGAAAGAACATTTACGGAAGGTTGGCTGAGAGGCTCAAGGCAGCGGTTTGCTAAACCGTCGATTCAGGAAACTGGGTCCGTGGGTTCGAATCCCACACCTTCCACCAGGCTGATGTAGATCAGTGGTAGATCGCTGACTTGGTAAGTCAGAGGCCGTGAGTTCAATCCTCGCCATCAGCACCAAAAGAGATGAAAATGTTAGATCTACATGTATTTGACAATGTATTTGATGACAAAGTTTTAAATGCATATCTGAAACGCATCACCGAACATTTTGCGGTACAGCAGCAGACCGGTGAAGTATTACAATGGCATCCGCATCGAAACATTAGATTGGATGTGCAAGATCCCATGGTATTAGAAGTTAAAGAATTTTTGCAATCCAAACTAAGAATGCGTACCAGTTGTTATGATGTAGAACTACAGACCTGGCCCATAGGTTCCTACAGCGATTTGCATTGTCATGACAAGACCAATTATGGACGTGCTGGTCTAGGAGACTATAACAGTTTACTGTATTTGAACGATGATTTTGAAGGTGGTGAATTTTTTACGGAGCACGGCATTACCATTGTACCAAAAAAGAATAGACTCACATTTTTTGATGGGTATAGAATAGCGCACGGTCTTAGGACTGTAGAAAAACGCAACAGGCATACATTGATTTTTTGGTGGTCAAACACCATGTGGTTGTAGTATCCCCGGACCTATGCCGGTTATCAGAGGCGCGACAAGACCAGCGTTAGGAGTCTTAGGTTTCTTTTTTCCTCCCTCTGGGCCATTCATCCAGCAGGGTAAAACAAAAGATAGGACGTGTCATCCGATACACAAGACACTGGACAGGGCAATACCTCATGTCGGGGCTCTTGGGAAAGAGTAGCCGATACCATATTGAAGCACACTTGAAGACCCGTCAAGGACCAACGCTACGATGCATAGACATATAAGCCGGGGCGAAAAAGTTTGGTATTAGTGTGTTTCAATATGGTAGCAATACCATAACACGTGGCCATCAGCGTGTATAAAGGCGGCGAGTCTTAAACGAAGTCGGTGACGGGATAGGTAGAACAGTTACTCCGAAAATGTAACGCCGGATTTTGTAACCGGCAACCATATTGAAGCACATTCCTGCCGTATTGGTCTACGGTTCGAAAAGCGATAGGACCTAGAGTAACCGCCTAGGGAGTTTGATGAGTGTGTTTGAATATGATAGCAATATCATAACACGTGGCCATCAGCGTGTATAAAGGCGGCGAGTCTTCGACGAAGTAGGGTAGCGAGATAGGTAGAACATCGACCTCGAAAGTGTCGAGCCGGATTTTGTAACCGGCAACCATATTAAAACACTCCAAGTTATCAGGGTAGCGAAGCCTGATTTAGTGGTAGCTCCAGCGCAGAGTGTTCCAATATGGTTAGACAAGGGGTGGTATGTAGGAGGCGTCTATCCTCCG